AGGCGCGCGCGGGCGTCGTCCTGGCCCCGCTGAATGGGCGCAATGAACGCGGCGAACACCAGGCCCCCGAAGGCCACCAGGCCGGAGAGCATGACCCCCAGCTGCTGCCAATTCGTCGCGCGGCCGGTCTGCACGGCTTCCGTGACCTTGCGCAGCCCGGTGAACAAGGATTCCGTGCTCGTCCGGGTCTCGCGGACGAAGTCCTCGAGGAGCTTCCCCTGGTTCTGGACCGCGGTCTCGAGCGAGGCCACGCGCCCCTCGAAGGTGGCCATGGGGGTGGGTTCTCCTTTCATGCCGGGACCGGCTTCAAATGGTCCACGATCGCGAGCAGGCACGAGCCCCCGGCGTCCTGGATTCGTTTGGTGAGGGCCGCTTCCGCGGTCCCTTGGATCTTCAGGCCTACGCGATTGAAGGCCACCAGGGGGCACCCCTCCGTGTCGTCGGGATCGTTCCCCCCGTGCATGCGCACGCCCTCGAACTGGGGAACGTCGAGAATCTGGGGGGTGATGCGACCGAACCGCGGCGACCAGGTAAGGCGCACCCGGTAGAGACCGGCAGGGATGGCCGTCCGTCCCTTCACCTTCACGCCCTCCGCGCGGAGCTGGTCCTCGAGGACGTGGCAGAAGTGGGAACCGTTGGCCAGGAGCACGCCCAGGGTGCGATCGTCCACGGCCTCCGTGCGAACCAGGGCAAGGAAAAGGGAATCCACGGTCAGACCTGCGGGAGCACGAAAGAGGTGTGCACGTTCAGGACGACCCAGGCCGCGGTGTCACCGTCGCGGTCGATGTCACAATCCGCTTTTAGGTCCCCGTAGGAGTACAACCCATTGGCCGGACCCTGGGAGAAGTGGGCGTAAATGTACGGGCCGCCCCCGGGGAAATTTGCGGAAAGTTTCATGCTCATGGTCCGCACGTCCCCCGTCTGGAACAACACCGTGACGGGAACCACGATCGCCCCGACGGCCAGGAGGTAGGTCAGGAGCGGATCCAATTCCGGACCCGTGTCCGACACCCGGAGCTCCATCGGGGCGAGGATGTTCCATCCCCCCAGAGTGGCCCGTGTGAGCGCCACCTGCAGCGACAGCGAGAACAACCCGTCCGCGTACCGGGCCATGGAAAACACCGGACCCTGGGCGAAGACGGAATCCTCCGAATCCACCAGGGTGCCCAAATGGTACCACCGGAACGACGGCGCCCCCGTCCGGGGGATCGCCACGACGCGGGAAACCTTCCCCGACAACAAGGCGGCGTAAGTCTCCAGGGCGCCCGTCCGGGCGTCCAGGGCGTTGTCGGCCGCGGTGCGGGCGTTCACTTCCGTGGTGATCTGGGTCTGGAGATTCGACACCGTGGCCGCGGTGTTGTTCGCGAGGGTCGCGTCCGCGAGCGCGCGGGCGTTCTCCTCCGCGGTCACACGGGCGTTCACCGAGGCCAGCCCCGACACGAGGGACGCGTCCGCGGCCGCGCGCGCGCTCGTCTCCGCGGCCAGGGCGGCCGTCAAGGCGGTGAGATCCCCGGCGCCGGAGTAGAGCACGTCCAGGGCCGCCTTCACCTGGGTGAGGTTGCCGGCGTCCGGCGTGATGCCGGCGAGCTCGAGCAGGTGGACCAGTTCCTCCTGAACTCCGTTCAACCAGGTGGCGGTCACCGTGGTGGCCGGTGTCCCGGTGCCGGGATCGCCCTCCGTGAACTGGTGGGAAGGCGTGGCGGTCGAGTGGAGAATCCGGTCCATGGTGGGCCCCTTTCAGGTGGGAAAGTTACGAAATCGCGTTCGCGCTCTCGAGCATGGAGGCGTAGAGCTCGAGACGGTCGGAGGTCAGGAAGGCGTCGGGGGTGATCGCCCGGACCAGGACCGCGGCCTCCGCGAATTGGCCCAGCTCCACGAGCTCGTAGGCGGCCGACAGCTTCGCGATGGTGTCGGCCTTCGTGACGCCCAGGGCTTCCAGGTCCGTGGTCAGCATGTCGGCCCCGATTGCGTCCATGAGGACGTGGACCGCGGAGAGGTTCCAGTGCAGCGACACCGTGGCCGCGTAGCTGGGGAAGGTGGGGAATCCTTTCATGGTCTGGAAGGACTGGCCCTCCGACATGAGTTCCAGGGCGGCCCCGACGGCCAGGGCGGGGGTCAACTCGTTGCCCGCGATGTCCGAGGCCACGAGCTCGCCGGCGTTCACCGCGGTGGGGAAGGACGACCAGTTCGCGGCCAACCAGATGGGGGTGCAGAAGATCACGCGCGAGCCGCCGGCGGGGATGCCGCAAACCTCGTTCGTGGTCGTGTTGTGCAGCTTGCAAAGCAGGGTGGACTTGGGCTTCAGCATGGTGGTGGCTCCTGGGTTCTAGGTTCGGACCCGCAGGAAAAAATGCTCCTGCAGCTCGTTCTCGGGGGAGATGGTGGCGGGGGCGGCCGACAGCACGCCCATGTTCGCCCGGCCCCAGGCGATGTAGGGCTGGACGTTCAGGTATGGCCCAGAGAGGCCCGCGACCAGGGCGCCGTTCCCGTTCCAGAGGATCACGGCGAAGTAGCGGTCCCCACCCACCAGGGTGGTGGACGCGGTCGAGATCGTGGCCTCCAACCAGGACGAGGGCTCCGGCATCGTCTGGACCGACGAGGCCGCCACTAGGGTGCAGGTGGACCCCGTGGCCGGCCACTTGTAGATGGCCAGGATGTAGGACGCGCCGGAAACCGGCTGGGGGCAGATAATGGCCAGTTTCGTCTGGTTCTGGACAATCGCCTGGTTTCCCACAGGAACGAAGAGCGTGGCGTGGGCGGACCACTGGGTCGAGCTGCCAGCCCGCAGCTGGACGTTTGCCGCGCAGGCGGTCGGGTCCATGGTGAGCGAATAGGACGCCGCGGCCGTCGGAGAAGGACGGGCATCCACGCCCGCCGTGGCCGTGCCGGCCGTGTAGCTGGAAACCCAGGGAGTCACGTCGTAGTAGGTGACGGACGGAGGCACCGCACCCCCCACCATGAACAGGTCGCGAACCGTCCAGCCGGTTTCCACGTTGTTGGCCTTCGCCTTCGTCCAGACCTCATAGACGCACGGCGCCGTGGGGTAATCGGAGACCACGACCACGACCACGTCGTCCGCCGCGGCGCCGTCGCTCTCGAGCATGCGCACGGACGGGGTGGGCGTGACGGCCCCCTGTCGTGGTTCGATGTCGATTTTCCAGACCCCGAACACCTGGGCGGTGTAGCTGGTCGTGACCTGCAGGCGGAAAGCGATGTAGTCGTTATTCCCCGGATCCGAGAACGACAGGACCTTGGTCCACTTGCCCGCGCCGGCCGCGCCGGCGTTGTCGGATCGGAAGGTGTACGAGTCGTTGTCCGTGAGGACCCCCGCGGCCACCTGCAGGCCGCGCCCCACCTTGACACCGCCCAGGGTGGTGGTGGTCGCCTCCGGCAGGGTGTAGGGGGTCGCCAGGGCCGACACGACGCCGTCGCCGTCGATCGACAACCCCGCGCCGATCTTGATTCCTCCCAGGACCGTGGCGCTGGCCACAGGTAGGGTGTAAGTCCAGGCGGCCGCGTTCACCCACTTGGTGCCGTCGTAGGTCAGCACCTGGCCGGCGGACGGCGAGGAGATGAGGGTGTCCGACAGCTCCGACAGGGTCGGGAAACGGTCGATCGACACGAACAACATGCCCGCGGACGGGTGCGAGCGCACGCACAACGCCACGCGCACGCCCACGTTCGGGGCTGCCGGCCTCGTGGCGGTGAGCTGGCCAGCCGTGGAGGACAGGTAGAGGACGGCGCCTTCAGAGAACGCGCTCGTGTCGAGATCGCGGACCAGACCGAAGGCCGTACCGAAGCCCAGGCCGTTGTTGGCCACGTCCTGGGTGAGGACGGCCAGGGCCATGGAGTGGGCGGCCACGTCGGCCTCGGCCTTGTCGATCGTCGCGCGGAAGCCCTGGGAGCCGTTGCAATAGACCACGGTTCCATTGGTGAGCGTTCCGCCGGACACGTTGCGGCCCAGGAGGTGGAGCTCCTGGCCATGCTGCAGGGTCACGCCGTTGGGCAAGTCCGTGGCCAGGGTGTGGTCGACCGAATCCCAGTAGGTGCGCCCGGCCAGGTGCGGGGCTCCGTCGGGGTTCGTCCCGAACGCTACGAACTGCTGCACGCTGAGAAAGTCCGCTCCGGCGCCGTCCACGAAGTCCTTCACGCCGTGCACCGTCTGGGCGGACGTGAGATCCACGAAGCGCCCGTCCAGGACGGTGAAGAGGGCGCCCTCGCCGTCCTGCAGGCGGCCGTTCTCGTCGGTGGAGAGTACGGAGACGGAGGGCAGGTCCACCAGCCAGGTGTCGCCCTTGATCGTCGCCCCCTTCAGGGCGGACAGGTGGCGCTGGAAGGGGACCTCCGAGACGAGCAGCTGGAACAGCCGGTAGGGGTTCGCCGTGTTCGGTTCGGAGGCGTAGAACCTCGACCCGTCGAACCCGCACCCGTAGAACGAGCCCAGGGTGTTGGTCCCACTGTACCAGTGGATGCCGTCTTCGGAGTATTCGTAGGCGGAATTTCCACTCGCAAGCCAGATCCCATTGCCGGCCGTCACCGACCCCGTGGGGGGCAGATTCGCCACGGCGACGTCGTCCAGGTAGATGGTGGGGAAGGACCAGGTGGCGCCGTTGTCGGTCGAGCGCAGCACGCGCCCGGTGTCGCGCTCCACCGCGATCCAATTGCCGTACCTGTCGGTGTCCACCCCGCCCAGGACGGCCGCTCCCGAGTAGACGACGGAGAACGTCAGCCAGTCGGTGGTCCGCATGATCGCGCCGTGGTTGCCCACCATGCACGAGACATGCCCGTCCGTCCCGATGTCGGCCACCAGGTAGGGCGGGTAGATCACGAACCAGGCGGACACCTTCAGGGTGCCGTCGGCGTTGTAGTTCTCCGGGACGTGGTAGGCCGCATAGATCAAGCCGGTATCCGAACCACAGACCCACGCGTCCAGGGACACGCCGTCCATGTGCAGGAACTTGACCACGGGGAAGGTGACCCCGTAGCCGCCCAGGTAGGTGTAGAGGCTGGAGTCCCGGACGGACGTTTTCCAGTTGTCGGTCGACTTCAGGAGGTCGCCGCGCGCTTCCTGCACGGCCCAGACCTTCGTGTCCACGCCGTCGATGTAGACGCGTCCAGGCGACACGCCACGACCGCCCAGGGTGCTAGTCCCGGCCCAGTCGAAATCCGTCTCCACGGGGACGAGCTGGGCGCCCAGGCCGGACACCTGGAAGAGGGTGGACTCGAGCTTCTCGCCCGTCGAGTCGAGGGACCAAAGAACGTCCCGGGAGTTGGCCAGGCGGTTGACCAGGTAGGAAACGGAGTCGAGGAGGAACCCTTCAGCCTGCAGCCGGGCGAACACCGTTTCCGGGTCCACGCGCTGCGTGACTCCGCCCGGCTTGTCCTGGGTGAAGAATCCGTCCCAGACGGTCGCCTGTTCCCACTCGAAATTGCGCTTTCCCATGCGTCACGTCCTCCCGATCATTCCGACCCCGTCGTCCCCGGCCATGGGCACGGTGTCGTGTCCGATCATGGCGATTTCCTCCCCGAAAATGTAGGCGTACACCACCAGGGTGTGGGACGGCTTCAGCCGGTCAACGAAACATTCCAATTCTTCGAGCCCCCACCGGCGGAGCGGATCGCCCGCCGCGGAGTGGCCCGCCTTGAATTCCGTCACGTTCGCCACCGCGATGGGCACGACCACGCGCCACGTGAACAGCCAAGGCCCTTGTGTCAGGGAGTCCCCGGCCGCGGAGTGGCCCGCCTTGAACGGAGAGGCCAGGAGGTAGAACTCCTCCACCCGGATGTCGAACCCGTGCAGGGCGGCCAGGGCCTCGAAGTAGGCCGCGGAACATCCTCCCAGGGAGTTGGCCTTCCGGAAAATCTCCCGGCGCCGGGAGGCGTCGTCCGTGGCCGGCGAGGACACGCACCCCTCGGGGAGGCCCAGCTCCGTTTCCCACTCCGCGAGGCTGCCCACCGTCTGGGACGGGGTGAGCTCGTCCAGGAGGAGATCCTCCGCCGCGTGCACGCGCGCGAGCTCCTCCGAGCAGGCGGAGAACAGCTTCCAGAAGTTGGTCCCGATCCGGCGCGCCCAGGCGGGCCCCTTCGGCAGGAGCTCGAGCAGCTGGGCGGTGTAGTCCCCCACCGAGTAGCTGCGCGAGTGGTAGGGGTTCAGGTCCACCAGCTCCACGACGGTGAGGCCGCGGAGCTCGAGCTCCCCGAAGGACCCCTCCAACCGGAGGGGGTAGACGCCCGGCGACATGGTGCCGGGGAGGATGAACTCGAGGGACCGTTCCGTCTGGACGGTGGGCGTCACCAGGGGGAGGTCCCCGAACTGGGCACCCAGGACCAGGCCGAAGTTCCACCCCGACAGGTAGACCCGCCACCCCGCGGCCGTCCGTCGCGGGACGACCGACTGAACCAGGGGCGCCGTCATTCCCAGGGCAGGTAGGTGGACGAGGCCAGCACGCCCACCTGGTTGAGGGTGAAGGCGACATCCTCGACCGTGGCGCCGTCCTGGGTCACGAGGACCAGGCGAACGCCCGTCACGCCCGTGGCGCCCGCGATGGCGTCCTGAATCTGGGAGCGGGCAATGGTCGTTCCCGGTGCTCCGGGGTCGCCCGCGTCACGGCCGTGCGCGCTGAAGAGGTTCTCCAGTTCCGCGGTGGCCGCGGCCTGGGTCGAGGCGTTCAGGGGCCGGAGCTGGGCAGCCACGGCCACCGCGCTGGGCTGCACGCTGGCCACGCGGACGTCGGCCGTCACGGGCTTGCGCGTGCGGTCGGTGAGGTACTCGAGCACGCCGGCCACCTCGTCGGGGGTGAGCACCGGCGGGGAGGTGTTGTAGTTGGCGACTCGAACCGTCACGGAATTGGCTTCCGGGAAGTTGGGGAACACCCACGCATCGGTCACCGGCGCCACCGCGGTGGCCCAGATCACGTAGTCCGCGTCCGCTCCTCCCTGGGGTGGGTTCCTCTTCTTGTAGAGGATGCGCGCCCGGTAGTCCTCCGGACCCTCGAGGTCGGAGCCGCCGGAGATCCCCGCCGCGGTCGTGGCGTCGGGGTCGATCCCGGGGAGGGGTGTCACCAGGGAGACCGTGGACCCGGCGTCCAGATTGCCGGCCACCCCGGCCACCAGGGCCGTGATGGTCACGGAGACGGTGCCGCCGGATCCCACGACGGCGTCGGCCGTGGTCTGGTATTCGACTTGTGCGGAGGTCTGGACCAGGGTCCCCTGTTCGATCGGGCTGCCTTCCGTCCCGGTGAACAGGACCACGCCGGACGCATAGGTCGGGGCCTTCCGGTAGACGCCCACCTCCTGGCCGTGGCGGTCCAGCTGGTCGTCGTCGGCCAGGTGGGCGAACCCCTGGTCATACTTCCACGCCTGGTAGAGGTGGAGGAGGTAGACGACGCCGGCCCAGACCCGGGCCAGGACGCGCAGGACACCCCGGCGGAGGGCCGCCGCGGTGCCGAAGAACTTTGTGGAGAAGTCGCTCTCCACGCGGGCGATGAGCTCCGCGAGGGTGGGACGATTCCAGGCCATTAGGGGGTCCTCCTGGAGGCCTGGGCCTCCCAGTTCAGCCGGTACCGGTACTCCACCGCGGCGCCTGCTGGTTGGATGATGCGGACGAGCACGTCCACGCGGTCCGCCTGGATCGTGGACCGCTCCGGCAGAATCTCCACCCGGTCGGCCACCTTGTCCTCGAGCATCCACGCGAGCGCCTGCTGGCCCCACTGGCCCACCTGCATGAACAGGTCGGGCGTGATCTTGGACCCTTCGGCCAGCCACCACTTCGAGCCCAGGAAGTCGTTGGCGTCCTCGAGGGTCTCGTCCGCCCACCAGCCCATGGGGTCGCTGCCGGGCGTCGGGTCCGGGTCGTCAGCTGCGCGCCGGGCCCAGGTGAACAGCGACACCACGACCGCGGTTTCCAGGTCGTCCCCGATCACGAGGTCCTCGCCGGTAAACTCTAGATCGAAGTCCCACTCCGTGGTCCGCGAGAGGCGCAAGTCCGACATGGGACAAAGATACCCTCACGCGATGAACTCCGGGAAGGGAACCGGCGCCGGAGGACTGCCGGGGATGATCTCCACCACCGTGCACGGGAACAACCGGACCACGTTTTCGGTGGCCCGGTAGAACGCGACGAACGCGTCCGGGACCTCCTCGTCCGTGACCAGCGCGCGGATGGCCGCCTCCATCGCGGCGACGTGGCCGGCCGTCGTGATCACCACCGACTGGACAGCGGTCCCACCGTGGGCGGGAACGCCCGGAACTCCGCACGTCGCCCAGTAGGCGCACAGCCCCGTGGCCAGGCGTTGAACCTGGACGGACGAGTCCTCCACGAGGAACGCGTCCTCGAGCAGGGAGACGTTCCCGCCCGCGGTCATGTCCGCGCCGGCGAGAGTCGCGGCCCTCGAGTAGTCCCGGTAGACCGCGGCCAGCTGCTGGGCCATGTCCGTGGGGGAGAGCGGGGTCTCGCGCGCGACCTGGTCCGCGATCTCCTGGGCCATGGCCGCGCCTCCGTCCTGGGCGTCGAGGGCCACGGGTCAGGCCCCCGTGTCCTGCTGGTCGGGGGGACTGGTGGGGGAGCCCAGGTTGCCGATGTGGGTGTGGGCGTTGTAGTGCCCGCGCAGGGCGGAGAGCTTGCCCACGGAGTCCGACACCTCGCCCGTGGCCTCCACGGTCGGGGAGTCGATCCGCACGGCCGTGGTGGCCTTGATTTCCAGGGTTTCCGTGGTGATCGACACCACGCGGCCATTCTTCAGGTGGATGGAATCCCCCTCCGCGGTGTGGAGGGCGACCTCTCCCGGCTTCAGGGCGATGGACATTTCCGGGCCCATGCCCTTGGTGGACACGACCACGCCCGAATCCCGGGACCCGCCCAGGAACAGGGTCACGGCCTGGGACCCCGGCAGCGGGCGCGAGGACACGCCGAACTGCTGGACCAGCTCGAGCTCGTCGCGGAACTCGCCGGCGCCCAGGTCGAGGGTCAAGCGGATGCCGCCCTCTTCGTCGGCCGTGGCCGAAATGAGAGCGCGCGCGACCATGAGGCGGACGCGATTCCGGAGGGGTTCCAGTAGGCGGTTCAGTTCCTGAATCATTGGCCGCGGACCGCCTTCCGGACGGTGGCCCAGGGGTCCGTCTTCGCCACGGTCTTCTTCCGCTCCTCCAACTTCTGGAAGGCGTCGGGAGAGACCAGCGACAGAGTGGCCCGGGTCCCGTCGGGGCCCAGGGTGTACCGGACTTGGGAGACCAGGAGGTCCTGGGAGGGCCCGCCCAGGATCGCGGGGGCGTCCAACGACAGGAGGGACGCGCACTCCCACAACGACCCGTCGGACTGGGTCCAGCCACGGACGACGGCCTCCATGGTGGAGGACTTGGCCGCGCGGGTGAGCGCTTCCCAGTTCGCCCGCTCCTGGGCCGTCTGGGCGGTGAGGTCATTTCCGCCCACGATCACCAGGGGCCGGTAGCGCTCCACGCCCTTGTCGGTCGCGGTCGCGGAGACGTGCAGCGACTTGTTGGCGCTGAAGTAGCCGGCGCCCGGCGCCGTGGCGTGGGTCCCCCGCACCTGGTAGGTGCTGAACCGGTCCTTGAGCGAGAACGCCCCGGACACGGAGAGGAGGTTCTGGCCCAGGACCAGGCGGTCCGTGGCGCGCTTCGTGCCCTGCTGGATGAAGGTCAACGCGCCCTCGCGGGTGGTCCAGGGGAGCACCCCGCGCTGGTTGGCGGCCTTCGTGATCGTCTGGAAGACGGTGTCCCCCGGTTCGGCCGAGAACCGCGTGAAGGGTTTCCCCAGGTCTGCCCCTCCTTCCGAGGTGTAGACCAGGCCGAAGGGCTTCACGAGCTGGGCCGCGAGCTGGGCCAGGGTGACGCCCTTCCACGTCCCGTTGACCCCCTCGAGGCCACAGTCCACCAGGTCGGACGTGATCTCCCGCCCCTTCACTCCGATGGTATGTGAACGGGGGTCGATCTTCGGCGCGATCTCGTCCACCCAGCCGGTGAGGAGGAGGTGGCCCTCGAGACGGATCTCCGCCCGGTCTCCGGGGAACACGGGCAGGTAGGCCGCTTTCCCGTCCGCTTCCTGGGCGGACTGGGAGAGCGAGAACTCCCCGCACAAGCTGGTCATGCTCTTGACGATCTCCACCGACTCCCAACCGCGGAGGGCCTTTCCGGCCGTCGTGATCGTGACGCCGGTCACCGGGACAGGATCTCCAGGGGCTGCCCGCCGGGAAGGAATCCGGGGTGCTGGATCCCGTTCCGGGCGACGATGTCGTCCGCGCGGGTGTGGGTGCCGTAGACCTCGAACGACAGGACCAGCGACGGAACGGTCCGGGCGGGCGTCGTGGTGAGGACGACGGCCAGGTCCGCGGAGGTCTCGCGCAGGTAGGACAGGGCCGCCGCCTGGGCGTCCTGGGCGAGCTGGTAGACCTCCGGGTCCTCCGTGGTGGAGAGCACGTTCTCGAAGGCCGCGTCCACGGAGTCCTGCAGGTTGGAGGCGTCGTCCACGCTGGTGATCTTCGCGCCGATGAGCTTCTCCGCCAGGTCGAAGGTGGCCGACTGCTGGAAGAGGGCCACGAGCTCGCGCTGGTTCGAGGCCTGGAGCCGGCGTTCGCTCGCGGTCTGGTTGGGCACGACGGGCAGGTCCGCGCC